TTCTTTCATAGTTTTACCAATCAGCTCTTTCTTCTTGGAATCAGAAATCTCCATAATGCTCTTGCCGCTTGAAAGCATGCCTAACATCTTGGTAACGCGAGTTAGAGCATATGAGTAAGCATCAATGAGCTTACTTTGAGCTTCAGCAAGCTCTGGGAACATTGGAGCGATGCCAATCTTATCAAGTATGATATCGAATTCAGCCAATAGTCTAATTGTACGACGATCAGAAAGTCTGCTGGCTATATCCTCTAGCTTTGCAACGGCGTCGCCCAAGTCTAAATCTCCAGATAGCTCTGTATACTCTTCCTTCTTAGACTCTTTTATTGGGCTTAGTGCTCTTTCCAAGGGGGTTGCGCCTGCCTCTGCGGAAGGTGGAGCAGAAGCCTCTGGCGATGAGGGGGTAGCACCATCAGGAGTAGCGGCGGGAGCCTCAGCAGGGGCCGCTGGAGCTTCGGCAGGGGCAGCGGGAGCAGGCTGCGCAGGTGGTGCAGCAACTGCATCAACCTGGGACTGAGATTCTGCAGCTTGAGCATACTTATATAATTCTTGATATCCTTTATCAAATCCTAATTTTCTAAAGCGATCAGCATATTTATATGCCAAGTCTGATGCGGTTGAAACATTTCTTATTCCAACAACCTCTATTGAAAATTGATGCAAAAGCTGGAGCAAATCTTTTTGTAACTTTGGATCTATATATTCTTCGCCATTTACTAGAAGTTTGTTTGCAGATCTAATTGCTCTATTTAAGCTATTTCTCCACTTCTTGTAATCTTCCAAGGACTTTGCAACTTCCTGCTCTGCCTCTTCGTCTTTTTCCTTCTCTTCTTGAATTGCATTACTCTTCTGCTTTGCATCTTGGAATACTAATGATGGGATTACTGCATTGGACTGATATGGACTGGCTGGAGGAGATACGGAAAACTGAAATGCAGTTTTTGAAATTTTACCCTTCTTGCTATATTTAAGATGCTCTCCAGTTTGATAGTACTTCACCCATCTTTTAAATTTCTCATCTTCGCCAGATTTAGTATCTAAAGTTTTTGAATAATATTCTATTGCATCACCGAGATCCATTTTACCGGATCCATACTTATCATAAATTTTATAGACTAGCTCTGCCCATTTACTTATATCGTACTCTCCATCAAACTCTAAGTTATCAATTCGTGGGTAGGCAACCTTTTTTAAGTTCTTAGATTCAGATAGGGCCGTAAACAATAGGTAAAAATAATCGTTCTTGTTAGAAAGACTTGGGACGCCATCTCTTTTTAAAAATGCATTTTTAACCAAGTTAATATTTAGGCTATTGCCATATACAGATTCTGCAATGTTATGTAAATTTGCAAGAACTTCCATATCCTTAGAAGAAGTTACTTCTAGATCAGGATATAAAATCATAACCTTTTTTACTTGGGCATTTCTATGATGGGCTGCTTGATTTTGCTTCTTCATTATATTCCTCTAAAACTTTTAATGTATTTTCAATTTTTCTAATTCTAGATAACCATTTAGCTCTATCTATACTTCCATCTTTAGTATCTTGGACTTGTTTAGCTATAGAATTTATAAAAATTTCTAAATGAGAATTAGGAACATCCTTGTCTAGATAAAAGCTATTCATGCTATCTTTTATCCATTTCTTAAATGATTGTTTTGATTCTAAATTTTGATATTTTAGTCTTTCAATATTTGGTTTAGAATTCTGAGACATCTATCACGTCCAGTTGCTTATATTGTTGATATTGGTTAGATCCATAATTCATATCTGATAATCTTGAGTTTATTTTTTCTATAAAAATAGGAACAAGTCGAGGATCCATTTGTTGCAAGATTTCAAAAACAATATTTTTTAGAACCGTAACTTGTTCATTTACAACATTTAAATTAATATTATGCTCAATCTTTTTATCAGCCACACCATCAACATATTTCTTCCAATCTTGTACCAGTCCACGCTGTGTGTTTAATAATTCAATGAACATTTTATCTTCTCTAATACTACCACCAGATTGTAGCATATTAAAATAATATTCTAATCTTGAGCTTACAAGAGTCATCATCTCTAGTATTTTTCTATTAGCATCTAGTTCATTAGATACTATTTCATTTAGCTTTTGCTGATACGCAGATGATGCTGAAATTATAGCCCTGGCTTCTAATTCTTTGGAGTTTTGATCCTGATCCCTTCTTGCCGCCTTTATATTCTCAAGAACCTCCCCCTCTAAGTGAAGATGATCTTTTCTAAACTTTTGCAAAGTAGCATAAGAAATCCATAAACCTCTTTTCTTTGGATGCTTATTTCTAAGCCAGGCCTCAATATTTTTTACGGATTCACCATTTAAAAGCTTCTTAATAATCTCTTCTTTTTCCGGATGCTTGAATACCTTATTCGGCTGCTCACTCATTTAATTCTCCAAAAACAAAATTAGCCCGCTTATTAGTGCAGGCTAATTTATTATACTATAAAAAAAATATTATTCTCGATATAGGATATCAGTTTGAAGGTCTACACTTCCACCAAAAAATTTAGATCCATCATCAGAAGTGAATCCTTCATTCCAATCATATTTTTTATTTGTAATTGGGTCTTGATAAACTCCATCAGAAACGCGCCTTGCCTGAACGCCTACACGATCAGGAGAGTATCTTGTAGATAAAGATCTGCTATATACCTTTGTAGATAAATCAACATTTTTGTGATCTGGAAGTCCAACTCCATACAGCTCTTGAGTAGATGGTTTCCCGCCGCGCTCTACAGTCTTGTGTGGTTGAGTCTCATATGTTAGAACGTGACCAGCTCCATCTTGAAGCATGCTAGATTCTGCAGTCTTTATCATCTCTAGTAAAGATTGCTTTCTTGCAGTTCTAGAATTGTTATTCACCTTTCCATCAAGGCTGCTTAGAATATTCCTTAATTTATTTACTCTTGACATATTTAATCCTAGCTAAATACTATGCGGCTACTAGAAATTATAGTATCCTGCACTTGATTTTCTGACTTGGTTCTACGTCCAGCTGGAATTGGCCTGCCCTTATCATCAAAAGCAACTTTGCTTACTGGCAAGCCTAGGGATGGACAATATAGCTCAACAGAAGTTGGTACTTTGATTAGGTATCCCTTGTCAAAGGCTTCCTTGATTAAGCCATCTCTAGCTGAACCAGAAGAAGAATGCTTTAAGAGCTGTGTAAATTGATCGAAGGCTACGAGGTACTGATTTCCTCCAAACCTTCTCTGGATTACACTTAGGGAATCTTCTGCTAATCTATAGTCCTTATTAGCCACGCCATCAACCATTCTATCTAGAAGTTGCTGATATGACATGTCTGCCATTTCACCAGTATCTCTTGCAATTTTAATTGGAGTGCTATTTGCCTTGAGGCTTGATGCAAATCTAACAAAGCCTTCCTTGCTAAAATCATACACGATCTCTTCACTAGAAGTCTCTGCAGCAAATTTGCTTGGTAATGCAGCCATGCCATTATGAATTTCTACTGGAACTTTTATTTGGCTCTTACCAAGTTTGGTGGGAATATTTACAGAAAATAAAATGGCCTTAGGATTAGATGAGGCAATCTTAATCTCTGCATTCTTAATCCCAAAGCTCCTAAGCTCAGAGTCTAGAGTTGCTATAGCTATATTGATATCGTTTGTTGAAAACTTTGAAGCTGCAGCAATTAGAGTATTTTCCATTTCGGTAAATTTCTTTAAGCTGTTTGGAACTACAGCCTTTGCAACTTCAACTTCTGGTTCGAGCCCATCTCTCTGGCTTGCAAACTTAACTTTGGAATTTGAGTTAGAATCCTTTTCGGCTTCTTTAATTGCAGTATAAAGTGATTCTTTATCTAAGTTAACTGCAAGACCGCCAAGAATTATGTGCTGAGGCTCTCTAGTAACTCCATCTGTAATTTGAACAGGGATTAGGGTAGAGATCTTATTAAACTTTGATGTCTTGTAGTTTGCAGAGCACAATACAAAGTGATCATTAGAGTGTAAGATATCAACTCCAGATGGAGCATGGCCTAATGAGCTAAGTTTTGATATAACGCTCTTTTCAACACTTTTATCTTGGCCGGGCTTGAATGATGCGAATGAAGCATTGCCACCCATAGAAAACAATACAGAGAAAGCATTAGAAAGCTCAGAGTCTTTATAGAGTGGTGCCACTCCTTTTTCTTCCATGGTTCTTAGTGAGGAGTTCTTATAGGCAACCTTTTGAATCTGCCTATCTGCAGGAAGTAAGTCCTCCAAGGAATTTCTAAAGCCAGTCTGGCCGCCAGAAAAACCATACATCTTATCATAAAGCATACCTATTTGCTTTTGAGTAATAAAATCATTATTGCTTGCAGCCTTAGAGATAACATCTCTCATATTTCCGATAAGATGATCCTCTGGATATCTTTCGGCTGCCTGCTCTAATCTGCTTATTACATAAGATGTTGGATAAGTTCTTCCATTTTCTATTCTATCAAGAACTTCTGTTGCTTCTTTTAGTATGTTTTTAACTTGCTTGCTCATAAATTATCCTTTTATAATCTTTTTAAATTCTGGAAATTCATTAACTAAAGCAACGCGCTTTGATTCTGGTTGTTCCAATAATACATCTTTAATAAATTTTTCGTCCTTAGTATTTTCCAATAGCGCACTCTTAAAGGTAAAAACATCATCATTTTTAAATCCGTATTTATCAGATGAGAATCTGGCAATAGGGATCTTCTTATATGCTAATGTAATATCTTTTTGATCATGGCTGGTGATGGCGGTCCACTCGCCTCTTGCCTCTAGAGATGGCTGAGGATCGGATGCTCTTACTAAATATTCTTTTCCATCTACGCTCTCAACATTCCATAGATCTCTATAGGGATCATTAGCGACTCTATAAACGTCAAAAGCTACCTTCTTAATTTCACCAGACTTTTCTAAATCACTGGAAAATGGAATCATATTTTTGTCGCCAGTATTCTTA